CACGGCTTCGGGCGTTTACGCCTCGGACACTTGCCGCTAAGGTCACTACCTGAGATTCTAACAATTTAACCGGCGGGAATCAAGCCATAAAAAAGCCCCCCGGTTGGGGGGCTTCGGTTGGGTCTGGGCTTGTGTTTATTTGTTGTAGAAGGTCTGCATGGCTACCGCTAAACCCGCGATGTAAGGTGTCATCGGGGGGCTTACTTTCAGTATTTCTTGGACTTGGCGGTCTAGTGATTCGCTCATTTCGACGGTCCAATTCCTTTGAGTCCTTGAGAGTACATCTTCCCTCATCAGACGGTTGTGGGTTTCCTGGTACCGGGTTGCTTGTTCTGTAGTCATCTCGTTTACTCCTGTCTGTCTGTTTACTTAACTTAAATATAGTATAAGGCTACGAATGCTATTTGTCAAGGAATTACACTATCAATATTTAAATTGGTTTTATCCCCTAACTCCCACGGCTTGTAGGGTTCCGGCCTGGTTCCGAGTCCCCGGACAAACATCAGCCCATCAACCAGGGTATAGGACAACGACCGGCCATCAATCAGCGCGGTAAACGTGACGCCCGGAAACCGTAGCGCCCTATACCTGGCCCAGCGTCGGCCCTTGTTCTCGACTAGTCGGCCTCGTTTCTTTCCTTGCAACGACCGCAAACGATCACCGTCCCCCGCTCCGCGTGTTCTGCTAGCAGCTTCCCGCAGAACCAACACCTCAACTCTTTATTGATTATTTCGCCGCCTCCGGTCGTCGCTGTAATCCAGGGCCAAACCGACAACGACATTAGTCAACGCAACCATGCAGACATTGAGAACCGTCCCTCGTTCCTTGCCGTCGGATAACCGTTGCTCGGCGTTCCGGAGGAGATCCTGCGCAATCCTGAAATGGTCCCTGGGAGATCGCCTTGCCGGGAATGTTCTCATCACCAGACCCCCACGCCCGGACCCTGGCTACCGTAGCACATCGCCAGCGCGTCGGCGTCGTCCGGACTTCCGCCCGTTGACCGCTTTTTATAGTCGTCCTTGCTTTCGAGCTTGATCCGCCGGTCCCCCTGTACGGTATAACGGCGGCTTGATAACTGGGCTATAACCGCGCCGTTATCGTCGAGGTCGATGGTTCCATTTCGGAAGGCTTGCCCCAGTTCCATCCATGCTTCCGCGATGGCGTTGACATACCGGTCCGACCGTCGGGCTTTTTCCCCGCCGTTAAACGGGATAACCCTAACCATACCGCCCCGGACGCCTTCCTCGTTAAGTCTATCAGTCACTCCACCGCCGACGCCCGTGTCGTCGACTATGATCGTGTCAACGTCCGGGTCATCCTCGGCTAATCCCTTGAGATATCCCGCGACTTGCTGGGTATCCCGTCCCTGGGTCCGCCAGACTAACCGGCACACGTCCCCCTGTCTCCGGTAAACAATCGTTTTATCAGCCCCGAACCGGGCAACGTCACAAGCCAGCGTAGCCGGTCCCGCCGCTTCGAGTGTCCGGTTTACCGCGTCCACCAGGTATACCCGCGGAACGATTGAGTCCTCAAGGTTGTCGGGGAATTGCCCCAGGACCGAGGCGACATACAGGGCCGATTCCTCGCCCCACTCTTTCCGCCGCTCATCTATCTGTTCGCGCCCGACCATGCCGGGAATTACGTTCTCCCCGTTGATAACATTCGGAGTATCGAACGCGCTGATCTCAATAGTTTTGTACATGTCGCCCCCGCCGTGGAACGCCTCGAAGAACTCCCCGGCATCGGCAAAAGCGTTGCCGGTCAATAACATCCGGGACGGGTTCAGGCGTTTAACCGCGTCGATGTGGGCCTGATCCACGTTGTGGGCCTCGGTAATAATTACCAGTAGATTCGGAGAGTGGAATCCCTGGATGTTCATGTCGTTATCAGTGGCGAACCCGACCGCATAATGCCGGTCGTCAATTTCCCATCGGGCCGTTTGTTTCATGTAGCCGCCCAGGGGGAAACGGGAATCCCTGTAGGCGCTCCGGGCCTCTTTCCAGACTATGTCTGATACTTGCCGGTGGGTCGGTCCTATAACGACCGTTATAGCCGGGTAGTTGACCATCTGCCACCACAACATAATGCGGGCGCTCATCCAATCTTTACCGCTACCGTTGCAACCGACAACGGCGACCCGCCGGTTATCTCGGAGCGCGTCGGCGATTTCCAACTGCTTATCATAGGGTTGGCAACCCAGGACCGACCGCCAGAAGAAACCGTGGTTATTCTTCGCCTCAGTGATTACCGTTTGCGCCTGGTTCGCCGTTACCATTAGCTAAAGCCCCCTCGATCTCTACAACGTCGCCCCCGTTAGCCTCGCGTAGCAGGTCGGCGAATGTCGCCCCCGACCCGTTAACCTGTACGTTAGTCTGTAACTGGATCAATGGCCGATCAGGAACCAATCCCCCGATCAGGTCAATCCGCCGGAGTATGTCGAGGACCGTCACGGTCGCCCGTTGAGCGTCCGCGTCCTCCTCGTCCATCGCTATCGGCCACCACCGCCTCAACAACGCCATGTACCGATCATACTGGACACTGTATTCAGCCGCCACCGCGTCGGCGTCCTCCCGCCTAACCTCGGACATTCGCCGTCTTACGTCTTTCCATACCTGGGCGCGGCTCACTCCGAGGATCTGGGAGATCTGGGCCTCGGTATGCCCGGACACTTTTAACTGGATCACCTCGGACCGCCGCAGTTCCGCCGCTAGTATGTGGCCGTTATGTTTACCCATGTTTTACTCACTGAACCGGAAATAGTAAACGCCGGTATCTCTTTCCCCTACTGAACCGTTAGAGGTGTTTCCACGATGTTATTAGTGATAAATGTTGCCTTGGTCGTCGAATTTACAACGAACGAGGCCGAGTCTATCCCCGTACCTGCCCCGAATTTTGAGCTATCATCTATTACTATCGAACCACTTTTTACATAGTCTATATTCCAGGCGCCCGTGTGGCACGAAATATCTTCCATGATCAAGTTCCCGATTTTTGCCGAACCGAGCATAACGATAACCACCCTGTCAACCGTGATATCTTTAGCCTCGAACGTCCCGGCTCCCCTGGTTGAAATGATGTTTAGATCCGAAACCGAGGCGACGGTCGCTTCCATCGTTCCACCGTCAACATACGGGGCAAGGGACAGGACCGACGTTTCCACGTTCGCCATGTCAAAAGTCGGCCCGCTAACACCGGTCATTGTCCAGGCGTCAACGCTTAACCATCCGCTTGTCCCGGACGCCCTCTCGATGGTCATACATTCGCTAAGTGAAGCCTTACCGAGGGATAAGCCCTCAAGTCTCAGGGTCGATAACCTTATACCGTCGGCCAGGTTGATTTTTAATGTCTGCGAGGGTTCCAGTGGTGTCTGGATATCCGGCTCCAACGGTTGGCCGATCTCGTTCGGGAGCGCGTAAACGGCCCCAGGTTCGGGCCACATAATCTCGGTCGAGGTCGTCGCGTTAACGATAAACATAGTCATTGCAAACCCGATCCCAACAAACGCCAGCATGCCGAACGCTGCCCGACTCCCGCCGATCTTAAATGCTTTCCAAGGCGTCGGAACCCGAAACGGCCCGACAAATCGCAATCCCGGAATGAACCGGGGAAACCTGATCGAGTTGATCGTTATCGTCTTGGGTCCGAGTTTTATCTTCACTATTTTTTATCCTCCGCCGCACGTTCTCCACCTGACCATTTGGCAACAATTGCACCCACTATAGCACTGACAGGGTTTGAGAATATAGACAGGACAAGCAACCAGTCCCTGAGATATGGAGCCGAGGCCGCCGGATTTTGTGTCGTGCGCCATACGAGCAAAATTCCGAGAATTGTGAACGCGGCCAAAAGCGGCACGGTGACGACGAGGGCGAGGAAATGATCCGCTGATAACACAGTAGTGGTTTTGAGTTTAAGTTCTGCTATTTCCTCACGGGCTTTTAAAAGTTCTTCCCGTAGGTCGGGTTGTTCAGCCATAATCAAAAATGCCGGACTTGATCGGGTCAACCCGGAGGCCCGTTTTTTCTGAGAGATGTTTCGCCAGGACTCGCCCGAACCGTACCCGCTCCGCCTCGGTCATGGGCGGCAGTTCACCATCTCCCACGTTGTGGACAAGATCCACCCTAAAACTAACTTTGCCCTTCCTACCGATGGCCCGGACCCGGTAGACCGTCACCCTCGGTATCCTGTCAGTATCCCCCAGGCTGAAACACGCCCGGACTCTTCCGGCGTTTTCGTCATCTTTCCGCCCGATTAACGGCTGCCAGTCCGAGGACCAGTACAGGTTGAACTCGACCAGGTCCGGCGGTTTGATATTTGCAACCGTCATTGCCGGGTCTGGGCCGGTTCGTCCCTTGCTAATCGTCATATTCGAGCCTGTAAACCTTGATCTCTGTTAGTGGTTTTTTAGGTGAGTCAAACCATCCATATCGGGGAGTATAGTCCCGTACCGAGTCGTCAACCAGGATAGACGCCATCGTCAAACTGTCAATTATTGGCTTAGTCATGGCAATTAAATTATCCCAATCGCGTCTTATCCGGTCGGGTAATCCCCACCTTATCGAGATGATCGGGTTCTCAATAGTTCCGCCCGTGTATTCTTGCTCAAGGATTAAGGCCCATACATCGGATTGTATGTTCCGCCGCGCCCGGTTACGGGCTGACCAGTGGACCCGCCCGTTCGGACTCATCTCACGCGGAGGTAGTCCGGGATAAACAAATCCCAGGACTAGGATCTCCCTGGGTTTCGGCGGGTTTATCGCCTTATCATGCCAGTATGTAATCAAAAAAGCGGCCCCTTTCGCGGGCCTGGATGGGATAACCAACCCGTTCCCGGTTCCGCGTTCTTGTGATCGATATGCTCCCCTCGGAAATCATAATCTAAATAATTTTTAAAGTCTTTTTTCTCCCCGCATTTCTGGCAGCTCCCCGGACTCGTTCCGCCTGATCCGGACTCTATAATCCAGTGATGGACGCAACCGTCCACCGTTTCGGGGCTGGGTAATTTTATCCTGTTTACCCTGCCGTAGCCCCGTTGGTGGCAAGTTTTACACAATCGGCTCGATCCCCGTTTCATTGTGTTGGAGTAGTATCCCCACCACTCAGTCCCGCAGCCGTGGCACTTACACCAGATATATTTTGACCTGTGTTTTTTGCCAATCTCTAACCCGTCGATCAGCGTCCCGACTTCTATGTCCTCGGTTTGTGTCATGACCGATAATCCCCCGCGGTATTGATTACGACCTTAGCCTCTTCTTTTTTCTCAAGCTCCGGGTTAGTCGCCCATATCCTCGAAGCGTTACGCCTCCCCAGGTGTTGAATCATCTCATCTTTTGAAAGGTTAGTGCTAATCGCTAACCATCCGCCGGAGTTAATGCGGGCGTCTATCAGGGCGTTGATTTGCTCGTTGGCAAAATCGGTCGTTCTCTCCGCCCCGACATCATCCAGTAAAAGAACTTTCATATTGTTATACCAGGACATCATATTCCGAAGGCTCCCCCTTGGGTCGGTGTCGATTATCCCGTCGTCCCGGTCGTCCTGGTAACTACTGCGGAGGGTTTCGACAAACCTGATAGCCGGTTCAAACCGTACACGACCACCCCAGTTTAAAACGTCGTGACCAATGGCTGACATCAGGTGAGTTTTGCCCGTCCCCGTATTTCCCGCAATGACTAACATCCTCGGCCCTTCCAGCTTCGCAAACCTTCCCGCGGCCTCTACCATTTCCTCGGTTCCGGGCCGAGGTTTGAAATTCCCAAATGTTTTCGGTTCCAGCCCAGGGAGTGCCGCCTGGTCATATCGTAAAATCTCCCGTGAACGCTCAACATCTTCGGCGTTCTGGCATTTACAGCGGGCTTTAATCATTACGTTTTGAATCCCGGAAGGATCCCGACCCTTCAAAATCCGGACCGCCTCCGGATGTTTCATATCAAAAAAACCGCAAATAGAACACTGGGAATCGTCCGGTAACGGCTCGAAACCCCTCCTGGTATAAGTCTCCAAAGTTTTACCTAACGATTCCATCATCCCTCCTGTTTACGCGCTATTTGTTCTTGTCGTGCTATCTCGAATTTATCCACGCCGTCAGTCGTCGCTATTGTCGGCGGGATATTATTCTGAGGCAACCGCCCGCCGTTCTTTTCATCCTCTAGCATAAAAGACATAAACCTCCTCCAGGGATCTTTCAAGTGCGGTTTTGGCTGGGGACCAACCCACTTCCTCCCGGCGGCGATAGTCGCCTCCCACTGGTCGTATAAATCCCGCTGATCGTCTAACCATGTCCGGAGTCCGGACGCCTCTTTCAATGCCCGCCGTTCGGTTAACTGGTGTTTATTCAACCACTCCCAACAATGCTCTCGCGACCAACCGCCCCAGTGATCGAGGCTTGTTAAAATCTCGAACCACTCCGGGAGAGGGTCGGGGATTGTCAAATACCTCTCCCTGATGGTTAGTGATGGTTCTCTTGATGGTTCTTGATGGTTACTTGTAGGTGAGATGTCACATTTTATGTCGTGGATTTCACATTTTATGTCGTCGTTTTCACATTTTATGTCGTGGATGTCACATTTTAATTCTGGGACGAATTCGTCACTTGTATCTGAAATATCACTTGGGACGAATTCGTCTTCCACATATAACGGGTCGTCTAAAATGTGACAAGTTGTCACATTTTCCGGATCCTCTTTTATATCATCCTGTACCATGTTATAACGGCGTATCCTGTACAGGTTCGAGCGGTTACGTCCCCGGTTTCGGTGGACTTCAAGCTCTCCGAGTTCCTCAAGTTCGCTCGATAACCGGTGTATTGACCGCTGGGTTAACAGGGTTTTCCCCGCCAGGTATGCGGTAGTCGGCCATGCCGTCCTGGACTCGGTGTTACAGTTATCCGCTATAGCGATCAATAGCAACCGTTGGGATCCTTTACTCTTGGAGTACCGCCATACCTCGGTCTGTATTTCTATGCTCACGTTTACCCCCTCTAATCGCCTTATTAAGCGGGTTATCGGTTTGGGATAGCCCGCCGGTATAAATCGATTAGTCAGCGTTGATTAGTTTCTCGGCCCTTGCCCGGTGTTCCATGTGAACGCGGAAGGCTAGCCGCATCTGGTATGTATAGGTCGGGTTTGTTGTTCCGAAGTATTTGATATTTAGCATCTCGTTTATCTTTTAACCTCTTTTTAATTTTTATGTATGGGAGATAAAACGCCCAGAAAGTCCACGCCGCCGTTATCCAGGCGGCCAGAACGAGGGCCAGAAAAACCGCAAAAAGTAGCTTTTTGATGGCCCTCGTCATTACTCTATTTCTCCGAATCTATTGGACAACGGGCCTCGCACTCCGCCCGCATCCGGTCGACTTCCCCGAATAAGTCCTCGATTGTCATCCCTGACTCCGGGAGCGCCTCGACCGTTAAATCCCAGGTCACGACCCCCTTGACCGATACACTCATGTTCACCCGCCGACGCGGTGGTGTAGCCTGTACAGTCAACGAGGAGGGTAATTCGTCGGCCGACAATGTAAAACCGGATCCGGAGACGATTGCGTCATCAATAACCATTTTTATCTCCCTTCAAAGTTCATACTTGGCTCAAAATCCCCCATCCCCTCGGGTTCCTCTAATGGCTGATTGGGTCGGAAAACCGGCCCATCCATCGACCAGATACATAACCCATCCCTGACACTATGCGCCCATGTGCCGTCGCTCATGGATTGATATTCCGCCCCCTTGTGTTTTGGACACGGTCCAATGTTGACCGCAACGGTCGGTTCCTCTGGTGGTGCCGCGACTTCGCCGGTTATCTCCTCTCGGGGCCGGGGCGGAACCTGGTTAACAAGCCAATAGTTACAGTCCCGCACATACAGGAAATGTGCGAAATATTCGTCCCTACCCTCACCGATAAAAGGGAAGGTTCCATTAGTGATTTGTTCATGTGCATAGTTGGCACAAGCGCCGAGGGCCATCGGGTTAAACTCAGGAGATCCACCGCCGGACGCTCCCGACGTGTTCGGCGTGTCGATTTCTGTCCCGTCCGATATCCCCCTGATTGACCACCAGTAGGACGCGAATTTCCCGTCGTCCTCTCTATCGTCTTTCACCCGGTCGGGCGCTATGCGTAACTTTACAACCTGCCCCTCGATCTTTTTGAGTTCGGTTACCAGGTCTTCGACTGGTGTCGTTCCGCCCACTATAAACATAGTGACCCGGTGCTGTAGCGGTGGGTTTATCTGATCATAATTCGCCTGTTTTTTAATAACGTCTACGGTATTTAGTGTTACCTCGACGGTTCTTGCTGATAGCATTATTTGGTCACCTCTTCAAGTTCCCGTTTCGTTAATTCTACGTTTAGTTTCATCGCGTCGGAAGTTGCCAGGAGTATTTGGGAAAGATAAAGCCCTAGCTTGGAACTATGGTCGTCCCCGTTCCCGGTCCGCGCTTCCGATTTGAGCCAGTAGACCAGGCCGGATATATCATCGATTGATTTAAACCATGCCGTTTCTATTTGATCGGTCGTTTTAAGCATCGGTCCCCACCTCGTTATCCAGGGGCCGGACGCTTAGTTCAAGCGCGTGATCTCTTGCCCGATCAACAAGCCGCAAAATAACAGTTAACTCGTCGGCGGCCTTGGTATATGCTTCCTGGGTGTCGTTTGCCGGATTATCTTTTATCTGGCGGTGTGTCTTACCCGCGACAATCAGATCCCACAAGATCCCCTCAAAACTCGTTTTGACCTCTCCGCGGGTCATGTTCGCCAGTACCGGGTCCCGTTCAATTGCTAGGTTTACCGTCATATTTTTACCTCTTATCCTTCGGCCTTTGCCTCTTGTAGTTCGCCCGCGCCGGGGCGGTTTCCCAATTGAGTCCATCATATGGTTATGTTAGGATAGGAGGTGCTAAAAGTTTCATCATCCTTTAGCACTCCTGTTTTGACCGCCCCACCACTGGGGCGGTTGAACTTTTCATAGGCTTCCCCCCCTTCTTTTATTACGGCCAAAATGTGAGGACACCGCCGATAATCGTGGTCCTGGCATTTCAGTGTTCCGCTAGTAGAATAAAACCATACCGGCGTCCACCGGTCGCCGTCGATGACCTTGTAGGTTTCCCCGTTCTTGTCACTGAGGGTTAACTCGACCCTAAACATTGACCACCTCCCGGACCAGTTCCTCGTCAATGATTGCTTGGTGAGCCAGGATAAACTTTTTGTAATTTATGCGGTATTTTATCCTTGTATTCTCCCCGTCCCCGATTTTCTGGCCCCAGTCGGTCCCGCCGGCGTCGATCATGGAATAGATATATTCAATACCTACGCCGAGCAATCCGGCGGCTGTTTTTGGAGATATTAAACCGTCCATATGACCCCCTATAATTTATATTCTCCGATTTATATTATACCAGATCATCAGTATATCATCAATTTATACTCAATCATTTATATTGGACTTGATTGTTAAGACTGCAATAAAAAAACCTCCCTGGTGGGAGGTTTCTGGTCGGGTTCCGGATTGCTTACCGGAAGGTTGTTGCGAGTCCGCCAGCGCAACAATATTGTTGCTTCCCGACGCTGTAGACCCATGAGCCGTCGTAGTCCCGGTATGCCTCAACGTAGACATCACCGACCAGCGTGACCGGAGTCACCTTCTCGCCGGTAATGCGCCCGACGATTGTTCCCTCTGGGATCCTAATGGTTGTTGTCATCATCTTGTTTCTCCTGTTTGTTTACTTAACTTAACTATAGTATGAGGCTACGAATGCTATTTGTCAAGTGTTTATACTATCAATTCTAAGATTGGTTTAGCCAATAAAAAAGCCCCTCGGAAGAGGGGCTTCGGTCGGGTATGGGTTTTAGGAACTGTAGCAGTCGGTTTTATTATGCCCGTTCAGGTGTTCTCCCCAGTGTAGCATTATACATTGTACATGAATGACTTTGTCGGCATGGTATGGGTGATGGTAAATTATGTGGTCGTCTATGTGGTCGTCTATGATTGGATTATAAATTGACAATTTACGCCCACAACAAGCGCAAGCCCTCAAGCAATTGATTTCATGGTTTATCTCAGTTGTTGGTGTCATCATCTTGTTTACTCTGTCTCCTGTCTATTGTCTATTACAGCCTGTACGTGATGACATGCCCCCCTTGCGGGACAGTTGCAAGCCCATAGTAAACCGTACTCGCTCGGATGTCCTGGTAAATCTACGGATCCGGTACAGGTGATTTTGTAGACATTCCCGGAGCTAGAGCCTACCCTGTAATTGAAGTCATCCAGATTTTCTATGCTCGTTATAGTCGATTTAGCCATCATCTCAACTCCTGTTTGTTTACTTAACCTAACTATAGTATGGGGCTACCGCTGTTATTTGTCAAGCAATTACACTATCAACCAGGATAATGCTTTTCTAATGACCGGTCCCAATTGTGCCTGGGTCGGCGGAAGATCCCGATAGGCTCCGAGATCGCGGATTTTATTCCTGGTATCGGGTTCGTATCGGGATGATCCGGTAACGAGCATAGAAAAGACTTGTTCGGATTGGTCATTTTTCGCAATTACCAGGCGGCCCATTCTCTGGGGACCAAATCCGAAACCG